TCCGATCTTCGACGACCCGCTGAACCCCGTCGTCACGATTGCGGCTGACACCACTCCTGCTGAGATATCGGAGATTACCTTTAGGGCTGTTCATGCTACCTATGGCACCCGCGAGGCTGTCTTTACCATCTGTGCCGTGAAGAGTGGAGGAAAAGGAGAGGATGCAGAACTGTACCAACTGCTGCCGTCACAGACTTCTATGCCGTTCAACCGTAATGACAGTGGCAACATCAATACGCGTTCTTACACGCTCACATGCCAAATACAGCTGGTTAAGGGTAACACCACCACCAACTACTCTTCTCTCTCCGGCTATTATCTCTATTATGGCTGGAATGGAGCTGCATCGCCATCATCTATCCTCTCTACGTCTGGCATCACGGTTTCTCAGTGGTACCCGAACAATGGCTATACGTCTCTGGTGCTCGAACTATGGCGTGGCGCTCGTAGTGTGTCTGGCTCGGTACGCCTCGATCGTGAGACGATACCTATCATCACCGACGGCTCGCGTGGTCCTGAAGGAGAGGGCGACCCTGGTAATGGCATCGGAGTGGATGACTTCTACTACTGCCTCACGGCAACGCCTACACCGCCTACAACACCGCTCACAACAGCGAATGGATGGTATAAGCAGGGAACTTCTGGATGTCCTACGACACCAACAAACGCAAAACCGTATCTCTGGCAGTGTGAGCACATCGAATACACCGAGGACTCATCGATGAATAAGAACATCATCAAACTGGTACAGGTGTATAACATGGGCATACAGCCTAACCTCCTCGAACAAACGGCTTTCGACTCGGAGGATGTTATGAATAAATGGATGACAGCCAATGGAGAGGTGATACCACAGGCGCGTGGCCAGCATAACGCATGGGGCATCTTCCCCTCTTCGGCCACCTATCGCGAAATGTTACAGCAGCTGGTGTTCTCGCCTGGCAATATCGGTAAGATACGACCTGCCAACTACTACACGCTGTCATTCTACAGCCGTACACGTCGCTATATCAACGTCACAGGCGACACCTACGGTTTCTTCTTCCAGAATATTTATCTGAAGGCTGGCTCCTATAAACTCCAGTTCAACGGACACTGCTCACAGGCTGCTAAGAATGCTGCTGTGCAACTGAATGGCTATCTATGGTACTCTGGCGACTACGGACAGACGGAGGATTGGAGTATCAGCGTATCAACATCTATCGACACCACAGCCGATGGTACGGCAACAACGGGCATACTCACCGTAACAAGAGCCGGCTACTATAAGATGGGTTTCTATGCCTATAAAACGCAAGGTCATGCTGGCGACCCAGGACAGTCGGTAACGGTCAACTGGTGGCGCATTCTTTGCACCTCCAACAACAGCCGTCTCGATACCTACTGCTATCCGTCTGCAGTGGCTGGTGGCACTACCTACTTCGTCGATGGTGTGGTAAAGACTAACCTCCCTGGTGATACCGGCATACAGTGGTCTCTCGACAATGACGACGACCTGGCCGACAACCTCGGTTGGACGCACCACTCTGTCACCTTCCTTACGAAGTCGGAGATAACGGCTGCCGACCAAAAAATCCTCTTCCGCATATTCAATACCTATGTGGAGATATGTAACCCCAAATTGGAGGAGTGCATCATGGCTACGCCCTGGTGCGAACATGAGGGCGACAATGACATGCACTGCGACCATAACCCATGTGGCACATGGCGCTCAGGAACACGCTACTACTATTGTAACGGACAGCGTGACACCATACAGGCTGCTATCAGCGCATCTAACACCAACAAGACGTGGTATCGCCTGAAGAAGCGTACCACCTCACAAGGCTACCTCTCTACCACACAGCCCTACCTCGACACCGAACACTGGGAAAAAGCCTCTAACCTCAAATTCTCCATCGTCGATGCCATGTTTGCCGAGGAAATCTTTACCGACAAACTCACCGTCTCAAAGATCAGAGGTGCTAACGGCAAATTTACCCTCGACGAGAATGGCAACGTAACAGCGAAAGGCGGAACGTATGATAATATAACATCGAAAGATGGAACTTTTCAGAATGCGAATATCGAATATGGAGAAATCGGAGGTTGGGAACTTGCTTCTGGTAGAATAGGACGTGCTAATGCTGGTGGTGCTACGACTTATGAAGGTCTTTCTCTATATGATGAGTTTATCTGTTTTAACGGAGGAACTGGAAAACAGGCCATTCTTGGAACATGGAGTAGCCTCGGTCAACCAATGTTGGTTCGCCTAACTGATACATCTAATGACTCCTTAAAAGCTACGGGTATTATCTTTGACTTCCGTAATTCTAACTCGTGGGGATATGACCGTGCTTTCGGAGGTAATGGCGATGGTGTTCTTAATGGCATTATGTGTGGATATAAACTTAATATCTTTACACCCTCTTCAAGCAATAATGCGATTCCTCTTAAACAAGGAAACAACGTATTGATTTCCGGCACATATCAATCTGTGTATTTGCCGTCAAGATACACAATCTATTCGCTATTAGGATGTGGCAGCACGGGCCGTTTTGCTTTTGACATGTATGTTATGGCAAGTTCTGGTACACATTTCTGGCTACTCGGCTATCGTTCTGGAGCAACGGATTGTCCTCATATTCGTAATAATGATTATGGCGATCAGCAAAACGGAATAGAAATGGCTGCAGGCGATACTGTTCATCTGAAAATTGTCTATGATGGCACAAACTTCGACGCTTATATTATTTCACATCGTAACTAATTTCATAAATTCATAAATTCATAAATCAATGAAAAAAGTAATCATCTTCGGTACCGCTCACCTTGACAGCACCCCAGGCAAATGCTCGCCTGATGGTGCTTTCCGTGAGGCGGTCTATTCTCGCGAACTCATCGCTGACATCAAAGCGATTATGGAACGCACCTATGGCTACACATGCTTCACCGACTATGCACCTCTGCAACCACTGAAGCCCTGGACGGATGCTCGAAAACGTCTCGGCTATAAGGATGGCGAACAGGCTGCTGAACTGAACTACCGCTGTCAGCAGGTCAACAAAATCTGTCAGCAGTATGGCAAAGACAACTGTCTTTATGTCTCTATTCACGTCAATGGCGCTGGCGATGACGGCAAATGGCATGGCGCGGGTGGCTGGTGCTGCTACACCACTCCTGGCACTACAAAGTCCGACCGCCTCGCTGAATGCTTCTACGATGCTGCTATCACCAACCTGCGCCCTTATGTCGATATCATCGATGAAGGCAAGCGCCGTGGCGACTACACCGAGAAACAGGTGCCTTTCCGCATGGATAAGTCCGACGGCGACCGCGACATGGAAGCTAATCTCTTCGTGCTCCGTAAGACGGTATGCCCAGCCGTCCTCACAGAAAACCTCTTCCAGGACAACCGCCGCGATGTGGCATTCCTCACCTCCGATGTAGGCCGTCAGGCTATCACCCGCCTACACGTAGAAGCCATCCTCGCCTACTGCGACAAATATTAACCACAGTGCCCAGCCGTTCTCGGCTGGGTTTTTTATGTCCCGTCTCTTGCAAGGCGATTGTATCGCCGTCACGCTTTGTCCCACCCTCGTCACCTCTTCTTCGTATCTTTGTGTCATAAAAAGTATGTTCCGTATGCTGCGATACCATCGCAGCCCTAAAAAGAAAAAGTTATGCTTATCTCCACAACCGAAGAGCTGCGTCTCTACTCACCGGCAAACGCCATCGACCACATCGACACCATTCAGGGCTATATAGCAAGCTCCGAAAAGGACACCCTGCTCGAAAAACTGGGCACTCCGCTCTATGAGGCATTGGTAAAATACTACCGCGACCTCCGTAACAGCGAGAATGGTATCTCTACGTTCATCCAGTCTGTCACCAAAGGCGAAGACATGCCGCCTTACGCACAGCTGCTCACCGTCTGCCAGCGCATCATCACCTTCGATGCTCTCGGACGTGCTATCGACATTCAGGCTGTCAGCGTCAATGGCTCAGGCGTGAATATCTCTACTGCCGACGATTACGGCAAAGCGGATGACAAAGCAATCGCCGCCTACAAATCAACCTGCATCAAAGAGACTCACGCTGCTATCAATGCCCTCCTCGTGCTCCTCGAACAGTGGTACAAAGAGGTTACACCAACCAACCCAGACAATCCGTTGGCTCCTGCGCCTGCAGCCACCGTGCCCGATGGTTCTCCATCGGGGTCTTCCGATGACAGTTCCGCAGATAGTGGTTCTGCCGCTGCTCCCTCTGCTGACGAAGACCCCGCCACCGAGAAAGCGGAGATAGCAGCTCTCTGGGTTCAATCTCGCTACTTCTACCTCGCGGCCTCTCTCGTCATCCCCTCTGCTACAGTCCTTCAGGAATATCTCAACATCTACGACTCCCGCGAAAAATTCATCACCATGCTTCCCGACCTCCGCTATATCCAGGAGGACATCATCGCTCCGATCATTGGTGAAGACTTCCTCGATTACCTCATAGAGTGCTCACAGAAGACGGATAACAGTGTGCTCGCTGTTTGTGCCAGTGAGAAGGATGTAAAACTCCTACGCCGCATCATCCACAAGCTCCGCAAGGCAGTAGCGCATCACCTCGAAGCGCGTACCATGCAGCTGAAGACAACAGACCCTCGCCGTGAGACGGCTCGCAACGAGGCTGTACGTCTTACCACCGACCTCTCGGAATATCTGCAGCAGCATCAACCTGACATGCCGGAAAAGGCTTTGGAGGCTTTCGCCTCTTCCCCACTCTATGTGGCTACAGCGCCCAGCGGTTCGCCCGCTGGGTCCGACGATGACTACAACCCCTCATTCCAAAACAATAGCGACGATGCCGTCATGTTCGTAACACCTGCTCTCCCTCTATAAAAAATGACCCAAGCACGTCCATCTGATTACTGGTTCTCTACCAGCGCCATCTTTATCCAGCTCAACGCTGCCGGCGACCGTAACTTCATCCATGCTAACTGCGCGGATGGATCTATGGTCATGTGCTATATGAAGGGCATCGATGGACTGGGGTACGACAACGCGCATAACTACCGCCGTTGGCAACTGATTTCGTCACCAACGGTATTCCACGATGATAACCCTCGCTGGGTGTATATCGCCATCCCGAAGTCTAACGCTGCCGACGCTCGCGCTCAGGTGTGCTTCTCTCCAGAAGAGATTGATATCTATGGCTATAATGCTCAGGGCCGCCAGGTAGCAGACAAACTGGACTATTACTACATCTTTACTCAGGGCATCATCAGTGCCTCGCGTGTGAATGGTGTCACACAGAACCGCACCTGGACGCAGGATGTGGATTGTGGTAAACTGGCTTCCGACGAAGCCATTGCTGCCGGTGGTGAAGGCTCATGGTGGGAATATAATGCCACCAACGATAAGGTGAAGTTCCTGAAGACAATCAGTGAGGCGATTTTCGACAAACTGACAACGGCATGGGCAAGTATCACGCAGCTGGTACTTCATGGCCACACCATCAATGGGGTGGCAGGCGAAAATACTCCTGAGACTTCTAACGATACGTTGGTAACGCCTAAGTATGCGGATGACCATTGGCTGTCGAAGACGCACGATGACGTAGCAAATGGCGACATCACCTTCAATAACTCTATTCAGGTCAAAGGGGAAACGGTACTGAAACGTACTGTTACCATCGGTGATTATGAAAAGGATATACAGGTGGGCATTGGCTCGCGCCAGGGTGTTCGTGTACTGCCGGACGGCACTATCATCGCCCGCTCGCTGGAACTGTCACAGGAACTCTCGGTACCAACGCTCAAATACAACAGCATCGAGGTATTGGCGGGTACTCGCTGGGACTCTGCCGGTAAAGGCCGTGTTAAGGAGATCATCGACAACGACGAAACAAATCATACCTGCCAGTTCGTGCTCGACCTGAACGATGGCGAACCTGGTGAGTTTATCGTCAACGACATTCTGCGGGGCTTCTGGCATAACATGGATGGATCTAAAAATGCCACAATCAGCAGCGATGACCGCCGAGGTAATATCAACCGTGCGGGATTCCAGTCTATCTACGCTCGCGCCATTGCCGTGGCCAACGTCGTTGAACGTGTGGTGGAGGATGTGACTTACTATATCGCTCAGGATAGCAGCTACGTGCCACAGGAGGGCGACCGCATCCTGCAAAATGGTCTCGTCACCGTACAGATGCGTCAGTTCAACACTTCTCCGGCTACTTATTCTCCTGCTCCTGAGAAATGGTCTGTGCTGTCTGTCTCTGGCTACTTCGGTGTCGATCATCCTGAACGTCAGAACTTCTTTGTCTATACCACCAAGTATATGGCTCGCTTCGAGGGTGTCAACACCTGGGAGTGGGAGGAACATACATTCATGGGTGGTTGGGGCGACCTCACGGGATTCACGATGTTGGAAAACCGCGACGGACAAATCACGCGCAAGGAGTTCAACGGAGAGGGCTTCGTCACCAAGGATGCGCACATCTACGGCGTGGTGGATATGTTTACGCGCTTCTCTGATCGCATCGACATCCAACTGTCACGTCCCGACGGAACTATTGCGGAGGGAGAACAGCAGAGGGCTGACTTCGTACTGCGCGACGTGGAGGGGAATATTATTTCGGGTAACTACACCATGCACATCACTCGTCAGTCGGGCGACGCAACAGCGGATGCTGCATGGAATGCGGCTATCGCTCAACGCTACCCAGACGGCATCCCATCGGCTCTCTACTTCAAGTTCTCGGACGTGCCGGAGAAGGGCGCTGTATTTGTGGTGGCTGCATCGCGTGAGGTAACAACAGATACTACCACCGACACTTTCACTACCTCGGCATCGTTCGTACTCTCTCGTGCCTACGCAGAAGAATTGTTCCTCGGCCCCTGGGACGCTGCCACCGAATACACCAAAACACCGCGTCAGTACCCTACAGTCACTCACGGAGGCTGTAAGTGGTATCTGAAGGTGGCTTCCTCACTCGGAGAGGAACCGCATCCGCTCAGTACGTCATGGGGCATGGTGTATGGTGCTAACGACCTCTCTATTGCTTTCTACAATGAGAGCGGACAACGCATCACGTCGGCTGTTCAATATCCTGGCAGTGTCAACCTGTTCCTCGACCCGCACCTGCTGTGTGGCAACTTCGACCTCACCAACGAATTGTCTGATTCCGACTGGTCATGGTCTCGCTATACGGGCAACTATGGGGAAGAAACCGACACGCGCACTCCTGCTGACCGCCAGGCTGACCAAGGATGGCCTAACGCACACTGGCCGTCAACACCGCAGACGCGCACTATACGCATTACCAACGACGACATGCCGCCATCATGGGGAAGTGGCCCTATCGTCAACTTCATCATCACAGCCTCCTATAATGGTATCTCCATTCCGAATATAGTCCAGATGTAACCACCGTGCCCAGCCGCTCTCGGCTGGGTCCAAAAAGGAAAAATTATGAAAAAAGACCCATATTTCGACCGCTTTCAGCAGCTCTGCATCGGCATCCTCGCTCAGTCTGACAACTGCATGGAGTCTCAACAGCAGTTTAAGGCTGCTCGCTCCGTCCCCGAATTGGTGACGGCATGGCAGCGCTTTTGGGCGGGTGTTCTACACGAAGTACCCGAACAGGTAATAAAAGCGTTTGCCGACCTCTACCCTGTCTATCGTGAAGACATCATCCGTGCCGGTGTCTATTACAACGAGGCTCCTCCCGTCGGTATCTACCCCACTGACCCTATCGTCCCCGTCTCTCCCACAGAAAAAACCACCGTGCCCAGCGCTTCTCCGTTGGGTCCTACCACCAACGCCATGATACTCATCGGCGATGCTTACGCCACCGTGCCCGATGGTTCTCCATCGGGTGAAACAGCTTCTCCATCGGGTCTCGTCATCCGTGGCCGCCACCGCGTCTATGTCCTCGGCGACCTCCCCGTGACCGTCACCGACAACAGCAGCGTACATATCAACAGCGCTCGTGCCAACGTCACCGTCACCGGCTCGGCTCGTGCGAACATAGAACAGGGTACGCTTATCGCTCGTGACCGTGCTGTGGTCAACGGCAAAGGTGACATCACTTGCTACGACTCCACAACCATCTATGTCGCTGGTGGTGTCCTTCACGACAAAGGGCACCTCGACATCATCGCCTATAACGATGCTGTCATCAATAGCTTCACCTCTCGACGTATCAAACTTAACGACCAGGCTCGCCTGGTCATAGAATAGTTCCGTATGCTGCGATAATATCGCAGCCAAATAATTAGTATATGAACAGTCATATCGCCATTACAGCCCTGAAGAACGGCAAACAAGTCCCGCTGAACCTCCCCGATGACTTCAGCATAGACATCGACGACCAAAACCCGCTCTTCAACGATAACGAAATGTTCTCATACCCCTGTCGGATGCCGATGGAGGGTAATCGCTTTCTGTTGGGGAATATCGACGACCCGCTGAACATCGACCGTCCAGTAGGTCTCGAACATACCAAGATGCGTATTGTGGTGGATAACCAACCATTCCGCTCTGGTACGCTTGTAACTGCCGAGGATGAAGAGATAGATGGTGCGCTGACCATGAATATCTCGGCTTCTGACCACTCTATCGACGACCTCATAGGCGATCTGAAATGTCAGGACATCCCACTCAAAGATAGAATACTCATCGGCGAAAAGATTGGTGCCGTTTCTGCATCTATCAACTACCAGTATCACGTCCACATTACATGGGACGGTAAAAAGGCGGACACCGACGAATGGCCGTCGGCAACGGATTCGTCTGAGGTGGTATTTACGCCACAGGCGCTGGGATTCTCCTGCCCTGCTGAGTGCAACACCACTGGCAGCAAGGAAGAGGCGATAGTGGCATCGGAAGTGAACTACGACGATGGCAAGAAACGTAACAAGCCGTCCATCCGTCAGAGCTTTATCAATGTCAGCGAACCGTACCCTAATGCGAAATATTGCAACGCTCGCGTGGCATACTACCATTATGGCCTCGATGACGAGGGGAAAAAGACTTCTAACGTCATCAACCCGATCACCAAACGTGGAGGTCCAGAAAATAAATGGCCTTACTGGGTGCTGGATGCTGACCGCCAACAGTCGGGCATCTGCTTCTACGTGCTCTACTTCCTCGACTGTCTCTTTGCCTATCTGGGGGTATCGTTCGACAACAGCGAACTGCTCCAGGTGGAGGATATGCGTCACCTTTGTTTCTTTACAACGCATTGTAAGTACGACGAAGAATATAAGTACCCGAACCAGGTGCCGTACTTCACCACCATAGAACAGATCAACGCATGGCTGACATCGCGTGGCACAGGTGCTCACTTTGAGTTCCACGATGGGGGCAACCGCATGGTCAACAACGTGGACTATATCGACTCTAACGGAGTGCGCCACCATGCAGAGGTGGGTAAGGATGGCGTGAGCACGATCATGGTGGAGTCTATCGTGCGTAGCCGCTCAGTTTCGGGCAACATTATGCGCATGTATGCCAACAGCCAGAACTTCCCCGACGAGTCGGTAAAGACGGTACTGGATAGCCTCTGGGCTTCTTTCGGCATCCGCTTCGAGTATGACTACGAGAAGAAGCATGTACGTGCTTACTACGTCCGTGAGGTGTTCCGTGACACACAGGAACCTATCGACTTCCCAGGACGTGTAATATCTATGCACAAAATAGCGGAGAAAATCACTGGTGTGCGCATGTGCTATTCAGCAGAAAGCAGCAGTAAGGAACAGCAGGGTAACATCCGCTCCGGCAAAAAGGACTATGATACGTCCTACGACTACATCGACTACCCACAGGCTTCTACCATCACGGATAAGCACTATGAAGAGATTTTCCGTACTCCCCAACAGAACAATGCCAGTGGTAATACCAACGTCTATGTGGATAAGGCAACGGGCAACAAATACCGCATCAAGGTCAATAGCGACGCGGAAACGGCAATGGACCTGAAACCTGTGCTCTTCGAGGTGGGACAGTATAAGGGTGTGGAACTGGGTGACTGCTCGGATCTTAACAAGGACTTCATCGAGGAGATAAAGTCGGATTTCGTACCGATGGTGTTCAACGATGTAAACTATCAGAATGAGGTCAATTCCGCATCGGGACAGATGAAATCGGACGGCTACCAGATTATCCTGAACGCTGACCAGGAACAGCCTATCCTCGCTGCTTTCGTGGATGAACAGATGGAACATGAGTTCCTGGAGCATCGCATACGTCAGACACTGGCTTCTAACGTGGCGGAGTTCTACTTCGACGAGGTGCTGGATAACATGGTGGAGAACTATGATCCCACACAGTCGGATGACGGAAATAGCCCGCTGCAGTCGGTGGATTGGGGCCTCGCTATCGCCATTATGCGTGGTGGTGGTACGGATGCAACCATACAGACGTATGATCATAACTACGACGGCTTCGGAAACAGTAAATGGCGCACGGTAGCGGGTCTCTATGCGCTCACCTCTGACAGCCTCGATATGTGGGGTAATGAATATGACTACAACGGTGTGACTCCTGGCATCGGTGGGGGCGAACGCTTCTCTCTGAAAATACGCTCGTGGGTACAGCCGGAATGGGCTGATGCACCACTGGTGGATGCGGACGTAGTGGATGGTCAGGGTAACATCGAGAAGAAAATCAAGTCGCGTGGTCTCTTCGACACGTTCCTATCGGAATATGCTAACTTCATCCTCAAACGCCGCAAATACCGCATACGCATAGACTGCTCTGCCGCTCAGGTGGCAGACGTGCCTAACCATTGGACGCGACGCTTCCGTATCAACGGCATGGTGGGCTACATCAACAAACTATCCTATAATGTCTCTGCGAAAGATGGCTTGAACAGCCTCGAAGTGGAGTTCTATGTTCTATAATCACAGTGCCCGCTGATTCCGTCAGCGGGTCTCTAAAACGTATATAAAATGCCTAAAATTGAATTGTCTCTGCCTCGCTCATGGAACCAGTGTTCATTACCTGTCCTACGTGCTATCGCTGACGTGCTGACGGATTGCTCGGCACGGATAGACCGCTTTCATCCGTTCGACATGATGGAGGTAAAGGTGGGGGTGCTCCTGCGTCTTACCAATATCAAAGTGCTGGAACCAATAAACCCGCGTGTGCCGGTCGAAGAACAATACTATACCTGCCGCCTACGTCCCTGGACTATCGATGAAGAATATAGTCGCTGGTTCTGTATGCTGCGATACTATCGCAGCTTCTGTGCATGGTTCCGCCGTACCATTCTCGGCCATGACGATACGTTTTCGCTCTATATCTGGCAAATCAATTATTGGCTCACTCCGCATAAAGACCTCGCCACAGGGCGCATCATCCCTGGTATGCTCGACTGGATGAATAGTGACAGCAAGAGCTTCCTCCAACGCTTCCCGTTTCCGTCGGTAAAAAGACATCGTTCTGGTGGCTTCTTCCGCCGCTGTGCCCGTTGCTTCTCCAGCGGGGTCACATTTCAAGGTCCTAACACATTCATGGATGGCTTCTCATGGCGACGCTATCGCTTCGCTCAGGACTATATGCAGATGTTCATCGAACAGCAAAACCACTTCCTCGAACTGAGACAGTCGGGAAAAGTGGCTGCTACCGACATCCTGAAGGCAACAAAGGCCATGGATCTGTCTAAGGCGCTCTTCCTGGCAACTATCTTTAACCGTAAGATTACTTTCGTCAACGAAGAGACGGGACAGACCATTACGGACTATCACTATCAGTCTAACCAGCATTCGGATAATAGCCCGTACTTCCGTAACTTCGACGACAAAGACTGGCAACTGGTGTGTTTATGGTGGCAGGGCATGATGCACTACTTGCATCAGACTTACCCAAAGGTCTTCAAAGTACAGAAAGTGAAAGGTAGCAAAAAACCTGTCAACCCGCTCTTACTCTATGCCCGCACAACGGCAACACTGGAGAAGTACCTCCACTCTACGGCAACGGACATCGAACGCGAACCGTACTCTACCATCCTCCAGCAACTCGAAGACATCACTCGACGCAACGAGGAAACAGAGGCTCTGAACCGCAAGATGCGCTCCCAGTCCCACAAAAAGTAGTTTGTCCCGTCCTCGTCAGTGTCTATCTGTATCTTTGCACTATAAAAAAGTTCCGTATGCTGCGATACTATCGCAGCCACAAAAAAAGAAATGAATATGGCAAAAAAGTCTTCTGTACCCGTCACCCGCGTAAAGGCCAGCAACTTCATCAAAAAGGCTGCTGACCTGCATCGTCGTAACTACTCGGTACTCCTGCCAGGCGACCGCTCCTATTATAATCTGGATGGACCAAGCGACATCACATGGGGCGACTTCATCGGCTCACAGCTTCGCGCCGGTGCCACAGAAAATGGTAAGTCTCAGCGTAAGTCTATACCTACGCTCTATTTTTCGTCAGGAAACGAAAGCCAACAGGGAGTGGATAAGATTGGTACGCCTAACCTGGGATGGATAGAATGGGGCTATGGTAACAACCTGCCTAACATCGTGGCACTGCTCACACACATGCTGCCCTATACGGCTGCAGGTATCAAATTCAATACGGATCTCTGTGCGGGACTCGGACCGCAACCGATGTACGACTGCACACAGTATGTGGGTGGTAACATTACACAGAAGCTCATCCGCTATAAGGATGCGGGACAATGGCTGCGTGGACGTATCATCGACCTGCAGACACAGCTGCTGAACCTCGAACAAAAAGCCACCACTCCTGATGATTCATCATCGGGCGAAGGCATGGGTGCTGCTGTTGGCTCTGTAACGGGACGTGGCGCGATAAAGTCTGAGGTGTACGATGCACTTGTGGAGTCTATCAACGAACAGATAAAGGAATTACAAGAGGCACATAAGGTATGGAAGACTACCGATGAGGAGGTACAGAAGTTCCTCGACAATAATAACATCGCTCAAACATGGCTTTCGCTGGTGCTCGATCAGGAACTGTTTGGTATCTCGTTCCCAGAACTGTTGCTGAACCAGCAAGACCTCGACGAGAATGGAAACCCTGTCGAAACGAAGACTTGGACTCCTCGCGTGACGGGTATCGCCCACCGTTCATGCCATACGACCCGCATGGAGCGTATGGATGAAATGGGTAAGATTAACTTCGTGTACTGCTCTACAAGATGGCTTGATAAATACTTCATCGAACAGGGTGGAGAGAATAACGCGCCTATCAATGCTATACCTGCCCTCCATGTGCCCTCTCCTCTTGCTTCACTGGAGGAGAAGGTACGTGAGGCTCGCCAGAAGAATGTATCTGTCAACAACAGACCGACGCACTTTGTTTTGCCGACGGTCTATCCTACCGCTGGTCGCCCATATTACCCGACTCCTGCCTGGTACTCTATCTTTGGTGGCGATATCTACGAATACATCACAACGATATTCTCAGACCGCCTCTCTCGCAAGCGTAACAGCAATGTCATCGGACGTGTCATCTATCTGCATAACGATTACATGCAGCAGTTGTTTGTGGCTAAGAAAGCACAGTCTGATGCTAAGAAACAGGCTGAGATACGCGACAAACTCTACACCCAGATAAACCAATGGCTCGCCAACCGCAACAATGCCGGACAGTCTCTGCTGGCTTTCACGTTCATGGGAACGGACGGTAAGGAGCATAAGAGCTTCGAGATTGTAGAGATAGAAAGCAACAGCAAGGATGTGGTGGCAGCCAACGAGAAAGAGACGGCTGAACTGTCATCAGTGGTATTCATGGCTCTGGGTCTTGATGGTCGCCTGCTGGGTTCTTCGCCGCTGTCTCTCGTAGGTAGCAACGGTGGTACGGACATCCGCGAACGCTTCCTGCTTCGCTTGATCCTGAAATCACCGCAGATCAACATCATGCTCAAACCGCTCGAAGTGCTCTCGCGCTTCAACAAGTGGGACCGCCACCTGGTATGGCAGGTACAAAAGGAGGTAATGACAACACTTGACCGCTCAAAGTCAGGTGTGACAACTCAAAACAACGAAGATAATAAATAGCCACCGTGCCCAGCCGTTCTCGGCTGGGTCCTAACGCTCAACTAAGTATATGGCACAAGGATTACTCATCAGAGGCGCATCACCGCTCGTAGGAAGCCCTATCACCTATCAGGTGACAGCGGCTATCATCAATGGCGACTGTGCTTTCCATCGCGTCAAACTGACGGTATCGGCATTCCTCGAAGGGGTCGATATCAACTTTGCCGACCTCACGCTGTCTTCTCCGGCGGAGTCGGGGGAGATACTGACGTTTGACATCAGCAGCGCACTACGTGCTGTGGCGGATAAGTATGAGTACACGGTAAACCCACCTGCCAACTACCCGCGTATCGGTTACAAACTGTCGGCCTGCGATGAGTATATGCAGAATGGAGAGGTTCACGACAACGTGGGGGTAGTGACGATTGACACCATCCAGTATTGCATCATGGGTGCTTACTCAGACATGGAACGCCTGTTGTCCTCTGGCAGCAAGTCGGCACAGCACTTCACTCGCAAACCGAACACAATGCCGGAGGTGGTGGCTGTCGGAGAGAGCATGGTATGCCCGCAGTCTTATGCCGAACCTGTCAGCAGCGGAAACATCGTCAATGGTCCTACATCGTCGGTGGTGAACATCGTCAACGAGGGACTGCAGACGGTTAATGGTCGTCAGGTGTATGCACTGCCTGCAGGACAGAAAGACCGCTACGAGTTCCGCTTCGTCAACGGACTCGGATGCCTCGAAAGCATCAGCGTGAAGTCTCTGCGTACCTCTGAGACAAATGTCACTCAGGAGTCGTTCATTCGCTCCATACAAGAGACATTCAACTCGTTCTCTCGCGGTCTCGTCACGAAGAAAAACGACTACGAGACATGGAAACTATGCAGTGGACCGCTTGACGAGGCATGGCACTCGTGGTTTATGCACGAGTTCATCATGGCAAAGTTCGCCTGGATAAAAATCAACGGACATTGGATAGGATGCCATATCATTCCTGATGAGACGGTGGATGGCATAGACCGCACAAGCGGAAACTTCATGCAGGTGGAGTTCTCCGTACAACTCGATATCAATGGCAGCCCACTCGCTGCTCTCGCAATATAAAAACATGATATAAAAAATGAATAGTATCTACACCTTCTTTCAGAGCTTCTTCAGCTCAGTACCGCGACTGATAGCAGTCGGACTGGGAATTTTATGGACGTGGTTGGAACCAACGCTACCCTATCACGCTATGTGTGCGTTTGCTGTACTTATCGACTGCCTCACGGCATGGCGCTTAAACCGCCGCATAAAAGCGAAATACCCGAATGCGGGTGCCGATGGTAAGTTAAAGTCCTCACACATGACAAAGATGATCTCTGACCTGACTATCGTATGGCTCTGCATACTGCTGGCAGAGGGTGTTGATAAACTACTGCTCGGACACCTCGGAGGATTGCACCTCGGACAGTATGTAGCTGCTATCTTTGTCCTCTGCACAGTGGTGTCTATCCTCGAAAACGAGTCGTCATGCAACGGTGCTGCATGGGCAAGAGCCGTACAGAAGATTGTTACATCAAAGGTTTCTCGACATATCGACATCGACGAAAAGGAATTGGAAGAAATGATCCACAAACCCAAAGAATAGTTCCGTATGCTGCTGTGCTACAGCAGCCCTAAAATAATAAGGTATGAAAGCAAACATCAGTGCAATTCTCGAAAAATGGGCAGAACTCTATGAGCCTATCAGCCACGACCCTAAAAAGGGGTCTAAGGATAAGGCATACTACGAAATCCGCACCATCAACGATAACTCAGGATTCATGCGCAACCAGAACACGGCAAAGTCACCGTGTATGGCGTACTCCATCCTGATTGACGCACAGGCCACCAATAGCCACGTCGTCAACTATGCTCATGCTATCTACTTCCTCATACGTGCCAAATCGTTCTCTCTGGCTAAATCGGCTCGTCAGGATGATGAACTGGGTGCTGACGTACAGATGACAATGGATGATTACGTCCAGGATCTGCTCTCTTACCTCCGCGAACTGAAACGTACAGGTAAATGCCCTATCACCGGCACTACATACGACCGCCCGACAATGGATGCGCTGGCTGGTATGCAACTGGATAGCGCGGAATGGGCTTCCGCACCCGTAAAATACGCCGAATGGCATGTCATGGGTCTTAACATCGAACAGAACGCACCGCGACAACTGTGCGTCAATCGTGAAAAATATAAAACCGAATAATTATGGAAAAATTCAACTACCAAGAACCGTGCTGCATCGAGCGCACACTGCCACAACTGCTGAAGAAATATGAGTGGATGCCATTCCAGACGAATGGCGATGTGACAGTAGAGAAAATCCTGAAGGCAGTGAGCCACCTCGCCGGCAACAGCCTCGACATCACAATCTGCCTGCCTGCTATCGACGTGATTATCCTACGCATCTTTGCGTGGTACCACAAACGCGGTTGGCTGAAGTCTCTTACCATCCTCACGGCAACAGATCAAAGCGAACTCATCCGCAACGAACTGCCAAAGGAACTGACACTGACCATCGTAGATAGTGCCGACATCCCAGACAACTACGGTCTGCTGGTCATCAAGGGCGAACAGAGCAACGTCATCGTCAACGGTCCGCTCTACGCTGCCGTCACACCAGGCATCTGCTCCTACACAGCCTACTTCGGAAAAGACCCCGACCGCATCAGCCAACTCACTGACACCATCAACGCCCGCATCCGTGTCGCTGATGCCAAAAAGAAAAAGGCCGCCAAAAAAGCGCCTAAGAAATCCGCCTAAAAGAAAAGCCCCTCCGTTCTCGGTGGGGCCTTTTGTTTCGTTTATTGCAAGGCGATTTAATCGCCGTCTTTCTTCTGAAGGTTGGCCACGGCATCCTTAACCTCTTCCCATGCCACCATTTCCAACTTGCGCGTGTCAGGGTCATACTCACCGACATAGGCTATCGCCTCACGGTGCTCATCATCGGTACGATCTGCCAACACAAAGAACTCAAACGACTCAATAGGTGGCAACTGCACGGCACCTGGCTGCAAACCGGCACGGACAGCACGACGGATGCGCTCTGCTTCTGCCTTTGGCAATACTACCACCTGAGCCTTGCGCTCACGGATAGCAGCCTGTTCCAATTCACGGGCATGTTCCTCCCACTTCTCGTTCTGTAACTTCCACACCATATAAAGGTAGGCATTATTCAGGAAGTTACGCCAACGCTCCCAACCCTGACCGATGAACACCACCGCCAATGGTTCGGCAATAAACAAACGACGTTCACGGGCATTCCATATCAGCATGTTCGACATAAACAGCTGCTCTAAATACCCAAACACTCGACTGGTCTGCACCATGTCCTTACGCTTTTTCTTAGCGGCTCTCTTCTCACGCCACCTTTTCCAAAATCCAAACATAAATTCTCTATTTTAGGGTTAAAAATTGTCACCGTGCCCAGCGCTTTTCCGCTGGTCCTGTATGTCGCTATGCCATAGCGACCTTAGCCATCGTGCCCAGCCGTTCTCGGCTGGGTCTTATCCATAGATCCTCGTCCCGTCGATATCCACAATAAGGAAATCCCAAATGAAACGTATCTCCCCAGAGTTCACGAACATTATTCGGCGCAAATGCTTGCGACGATCCACCTCCAACGAGATAACCATCCCACTCTCCAAACGCCCTTTCTTCGTCACGTAACGCACGAAAAATGGCACCCTGGATAACTTCTGCACACCAGGTGGCGGATTGTACCCCACCGTCATCAGTCCCGTGCGCTTATCCTGCCATTGCCATTTCTCAGCAAACATGCGCACCTTCTGCCAGTGCTCACTCGGCTGTGTCTTTGCCATACTTTTCCTTTTTGGTTTATTCTTCCTTTGTTGGAAATATCTATTTTTTTTATCTCACCGCAAAGTTACGCATTCTCCCCCACTCCCCCGTGACAAATTTTCCCCCTCTTTTTGTTTGTCACCCATCGCTACCACTCCCAGTCGTTCTCGGCTGGGTCTTTGTTGGCTCCTCCGCAGTCCTTGTTTCGTCTTTTGCAAGGCGATTTTATCGCCGTTTCCCCTCTTTTTCGCCCTCTTTCTCCTAAAAATTCCCCCATTTCCTTGCGAATATCAAAATATATCCTTATCTTTGCACCCATAATAACAAAATATAATAAGATTATGACTTCAAAATTAGACCTCAATCGTGCTTTTGCAGAGCACGGCGTGACCTCAAAGACCGTAGCAGAGCGCATCGGACTGACACCGCAGACTGTCAGCGCTTATGTCACCGGCAACCCTACCGTCAAGAGCCTCTATCAGATAGCAGATGCCCTCGAATGCGACGTGCGCGACCTCTTCTACCCAGTCGAAGAGGAACAGGAACAACTCTCAACTGAGAAAGACGGACCTCGTGCTTCCGCCCTCCTCACCTGCCCCCATTGTGGCACCGTCCTCTCCGCCTCCCTCTCCATCTTCACCAAATCATAATTTCATAAATTCATAAATTCATCAAACAATGAAAAAGCAATTATTTTCCCTCATCCTTTCTTGTTTGGTATGCTGCTGTGTCACA